TAATCACAAACTTCACGCCTGCCGACACAGCCGCCGTAAAATCGAACTGCTCCTGTGCCCGGCTGATGTCAATGCCCTTAACTTTTAACATATTATTCGTCCTCGCTTTCGCTCTTATTTCTGATCTGCTCCATAATGCTTGTAAGTTTCTTCGGCACTGGAAGCCCCAGTGCGGCGGCATTCTCGATAATGCTGATACCCTCGTTTGCCATGTAGAACAACATCACGGCCGACATTGCTGCAGGCGTTCCACCGAGTATGTATGTATCGGCAATATGGCCAACTGCTACAAAGACCAGTATCAGAAACTTCTTTGCCAGACCTCTGAAACCAACCTCTGATGATAAGCGCTTTTCTATGATTGCCACAACCACACCTGTGATATAGTCCAGCGCCATAAACGCTATCAACGCCCAGAACAGCCCCGTAACCTCTCCGTACATAAAGCCTAAAACCGCTCCGACAGCTCCTGCTATGCTGTCAATGATTATCTGTATCTTGCTCATTTTTTCGTCCTTTCTGCCTATTCGGCTAAAAAATCTTCTATTGCTATCATCTCGGCGGGTGTCAGAACGACATTCGTCGAGAGAATATCAATCTTTTCGGGTATATCAACATCAATGTTGAGCAGCTCCTCAAGCTCTGCATTGCAAACATCTACGTTTTCAGGGCGGATAACGTACTTCTCGCCATCCTGCTCGCCGTATTTCTGCAAGAGCTTCTGCCTCTGCTCATTGTACAGCTTAGTTTCTTCGTCGATACGCCTTGCCAGCTTTGCCACAGCATACGACTGTATGACGGGCAGTTCCTTGCTCATCAGCTTGCTTATGACGGGGATTGCATTTACTACAGTTGATAACTTCATAGATTCTCCTTACTCCGCGTCCTGGGCGGTATATACTGCGGTCTGAAACTCCGTATAATCCGCTCTGACTGTGGTTTTGTTTTCTTCGTACAGCACAGCGTTCGATACTGTCATGCTCATTGTTACGGTCTTGTCCGTCCTTATGGTAGCGCTGAAATACGCTACGGTCTGTTCGTTGCCCTCTCCGTCAGTGATATAGCTTGTACCGTCAAACTGTGTTGTTTTGTTACTTCTAAGCATAATTAACTCCTTTCGCTTAGTGCTTTTCTTAATCTTTTTATCTCATTCCACATCAGCGGAATAAACTGCTCATACGCAAGTGCGTACTGACTGCCATCGCCGTTTATATCGCAGAATCCTGCGAAATCGTCTGTTGTAAGCCCGCATTTTTGCAATGCTGTAAGCACATCCTGTGCAATAAAGCCGTAGTTTTTAGCGGTTGAATTGTCACCGTTATAAAAAAACGACTTTCCGTCAAGATAATCAAAAAGGTTTTCAGATTTGCTCGGCAAGTCGGCTATGTGGTTTTTCATACGGGCATCTGACGATGTAGTGATAGCCTTTGTCGAGGTGATAGTCTTTCCTATCAGTTGCAAGAGTTGCGTGCTATTTCCGATTTTTACAAAATCTGCGCTAGTAACTCCGGTTGTTTGCTGACGCACACACGCATGAGCTCCATCGGTGCCCAAGTCAAAATGCAAGGGCATATACAATCTAACTATAGTATTGCTATATGATAACGATGCCATTGGTGTAATAGTATTATTATCACTCGGACGGCAGAACTCTATTTTGTTACGGTTACCGCATATTAGTCGTGTAGTACCCGAAATGTCGGTACTTCCAACGTGGAAGTGATTTGCAGTCGTAAGTGCTACAAGCCGTACAATATTACCATCAGTATCTCGGCTATTTGTATACGAGCCATTTGCTGTCACCATTCCACTTTCATTAAACATTACATAGCAATCACGGTTTTTGTGCAGAGCCGCACTCCCTCTGGATTCTGCTATTAAATACAGTTCTCCGAGACTATTACTGATAGCAGTACCACCGAAAAGCGGATATATTGATGTTGCTGTTGCAGTACGGACTCCGTTTTCCAGCAGTTCAAGATTTATCTGACCGTCTGATAGCGTAATCAGCCCTGTACTACTTTGTGCATAAAAAGCTCCATTGCTCAAATCCCATTTTGACCCTCTGATAAACTCCGAGTAATCAGCGCTCTTTATTACTCCGCCAACAATTACATCGCCCTTGATTTCGGTATCCGCAATAATCTTCAAAGCCTCGCTTGTCAGCTTCATACTGCTTGCCGATGTTCCCGATTTCACAAGCCACGATATCTTGTCGGCAGTTTGTTTGACTTCCGAAATACTGCTATCTGTATCTTCGGGAGCAGGTGACCAGTCCGTAGCTTTAGTTCCTGTTTCCAGTTTTACACCACATATCTGTATACTTGTACCTACAGTATCAGCATTTACAAATACATATCCCGCCGCATAGTTGTCGTTTACAGCGGGCTTTTTTGTTGATGTAAAACTCAACCGTTGCCAGTCAGAAGAGGCAGTCAATGTAAATTCTTTTTTTCCGCTTGCGTCTGTGCTCGATTTCCAGAAAGGTTGAAGAACACATTTTACGCTCTTAGCGCTTGAATTTCTTACCCAACACGACAAGGTATAATACTCATCTTTATTTAATAGGACGCCATCTTGTACTATTCCACCATCAGTATTTACAGCAGTAGCCGTTAAAACACACGCAGTCAGATCATCGGCATATGGAACACCGATTACCGGTGCTGACACCGTCGCTACTGACCCGCTGGTCCTCCAATGCCCTTTTGGGCGTTTCCCTGCTCCAATAGTCAGTTTTGCCGAGCCTGTAATAATATTTCTTCCGCCTACAGCTATTTCCGCTATCTGTTGAGATACTGTCGTTGTTATACTGCCAGCCTTTTGATCTATTGCGGAGTTCATCTGTGTAATGGTCGGATATCCGCTCAAAGAGCTTTTTGTTGCGTATGTGCTTTCAACAGTTGCCTTAAATCCATCTACCGTCTGCTCAAGGCTTGCCTGCTTGCTTGATAACGATGTTATTTCGGCTGTGGTATCCTCAGGAGCAGGCGACCAGTCTGTAGCCTTAGTGCCTTTTTCGAGCTTGATGTTGCAAGCCTCGATCATGCCGTTTTTATCAAGTGCAAGAGCTACGCATTCGAGCTTTGCTATGTCGCTGTCATTTATCGTCCACGTCTTTTCGTAGTAAATCCACTTGTCTTTTTCTGTCTGACTGCTCACCGTCAGCGACAGGGCATACAGCTTTTTATCATCTGCCGAGCGAAATCGTGCCATTACATAGCCGCTTGCGTCAAGCTCTACATTGCTTCCGACCTTTATCCACGCCGACAGAGTGTAACTTGTGCCGACGTTAAAATCCGTCAGAAAGTGCCGCTTGTTCGTGCCAAAATATCTTGCGTTGCCGGAATACCCGGTTCTTGAAACCGAAAGGCTATTTCCTGATATTCCGCCCCCGACGTTTACCACCGTAGTACCGCTCCAGCCGTTTTTGATGTTCCCCGTGCTGTCATACAGCAGATTTCTTCCACCTATCTGTATACCGTCAACCGCTGACTTTGTGGCGTATGTTTCCGACACTGTTGTCCGAAAGCCCGACAGGTCGCTTTCAAGAGCGGAAGTGCGGGTGCCGATACTGCCTATGCTTGCAGTCAGCTCCGTGAATTTTGCATTTATCGTCTGAGATGTTCCGTCTATGACAACCTTACTTGTATTAAGATAGGTGCTGTTATCGGCGTTGATACCGTCAATAACGCTCGAAATATCCAGCTTACTGCCACTGATATGTGCATCATCAGCTACCATATCATTTTTGATAATGCCGCTCTTTATGCCGTCTTCGTGCAAGCCATCGTAAGAGGTGAACATTATCTTTCCGCCTGCATCGGTAACGTAAATGCCATAGTCGGATTTACCGTCCTCGCCTATCTGGACACGCACGGTATTATTTACATCCTTGATCTGTATTGTGTTTCCGACTATCTGCAATTTTCCGCTGCTTGATTTTATCGTAAAATCATCGGTTTCGATGGTCTTTGACCGGAAGTTTGCGGCTGTAAGGTCCTTTATCAGCGCAGTCGCTATTTCCGCATTTTCGGCAGTCAGCTTTATAGATGTCAGTTCACCCGTGCCGGCTTTGCCCGACAGCAGAACATCTATGTTTGCAACATTGGATTTCAGTGATTTAAGCGTTGCCGTATCGGCCACAAGCTCATCTATATCCGCTTTCTTTGCATACAGCTGTTCAACATCTGCTTTCTTAGCCGTCAGATTGTCAATCGTGGCTATCTGTGCGGAAAGCTCGGTAATATCAGCCTTTGCGGCATAGACGTTTTCGAGGTTTGCAATCTGTGCGTTAAGCTCTGCAATATCCGCTTTTTCGAGTAATGCTTGTTTTACACTGATTATATCTGCGGTTATTCGTTCCGCCTGCTTCTGTGCAGGCGACTTATAGCTTTCTCCGCTGTCCGCAGACTGCTCTTCGGCAGGTGCTTCTATTGTCATAGACAGGCCGCCGTTATATGCCACGGAAATAGTAGCGGCAGGAATTTTCACAGTTTCTCCGCCGTAGGTTATGCTCACCATATCCCACGCATCTATCAGCATATTGCCAAGCCTCAACGGAATTTCGCCCGTGCGGTATTTAAATCCGTTTAATGACTTCTGCACCGTGTTCAGCTGATTTTGAGTCATAAACAGGCAGTCATATGTTATCGCAGTGCCTGTGCCGGCTGTAAAATCTCCGCACACCACACGTCCGACTGTACTATCGTCGGTAGCAACTGTGGGTGTGTCATAGCAAAAATCGGACAATTGCACCGCCGTAGTATCAAACCACTTGAACGCTATCTTGCCGGTACGGTCACAAACGGCGAATTTGCCGTACAGCCCTGCGATATATCCGATTATTTCACGGCAGGTATAGCCCTCCGGCTTGTCCTTTATCGTTACCGCCGTAAGCCCCGAAGTATTAAAGGCAACGCCGCACTTTGTCGCTATCTCAGACAGCATTTTCAGCGTTGTGGACGGATACGACAGGCTTGAAAAATAGCCTTTTTCCGTCTTTGTCATGTTATCCTCAAGCGTTACCGACAACAGTTCTCCGCTTTTCTCGATTTTCTTTACCGTAAGCACTCCCTGCGGTGCGTATTCGCCGTTCACGCCAAAATACAACGTGCAAGCGCTTCCCTTTCTGACCGACGCAGGAAGTGCCGACAGCTCGACTTTTGCGTTTGCTATGACAGTTCCGCCCGGCACTATGCTCTCACTGCACGATCCGCCCGAATAGCTTACGCTGAACAGATCGTTCACCGTTACATTATTACCGAAATCCAGCTTGCAGCAGTAGACAGGCTCAGCACCATTAACGGCTGACAGAAAATCATCCGAAACATTTGTATACAAGCTATCACCTACCTTTCTATCAGATTTATTGACACACTCTTGTAATAATAGCCGCTTCCTGCGTACAGCTTACCTGTGGCGGTGAGATCTGTACTGTATGCGGTTATCTCCTTATATTCGCCGTCATAGTCGAATTTTACGGCAAAATAATCGGGTTTGCTCTCAAACAGATTACGCAGGCTCTTCACCTGCGCTTCTGTGAGAAAAGACCATTTAAGCTCTATCTTGTATTTCCAGCAAAGTATGCTTCCGACAGTTGTTCCTGCGGCATTTCTGCCGGTGTTTGGTTCCCACGTCTTGCATCGTGTGGCATTATAGCCGTCAATATCGGGCGGCGGGAGCAGAACACCCTTAACCCATATCAGATTTTTAGCCAAGCGCATTTACCCCCGTTCTGTATGTGTTCTCCTTGTTCAGACGTACTATCAACCGGTAAAGCGTTTTACCGTCAACCTCACCCTTAGCGATAAGATTAAGACCTTTCAGAAACTCCAGTATCTCACGAAGCAGAAGTACGACTTCCGTCATATCTCCGCCTTCGCCGATGATGTCCTTGAGCTTTGACAGAGGCGCAATTACCTCCGGGTCTGTTCCTGCATTACGGTTATCACCGACCATTGCAAGCGTAGGCGCATACGCAAGACCGCCCTTTGCAAGTTTAGGTATCAGCGGAGGATTTTCAGGCATTGAGAAATGCCAGTCCTGACCGAACAAATCGCCTATTGCGCCTGCCACACCGCCGATAGCGTCAACTATACCCTTAACTGCGTTGTAAATGCCTGTCCAGAGCATATTAATACCGTCGATTATCAGATTGATAACGCCTTTGATCACGCCCCAGATTGTGTTCCAGATACCGCTGAAAAAGTCGCATATTCCCTGCCAAGCCTTATTCCAGTCGCCTGAAAATACACCTGTTATAAAGTCTATCAGTCCGCCGAAGGTCTTAATAATACCGCCGATTATATCGCCGATAGCGGTAAATACAGTGTCAAAAACGCCTTTGACCGCCGCCAGTACATTTTTTATCGTGGGTCCCAACGTTTTTACGAACCAATCGACAAACGGCTTTAGAAAATTCCATACTGCTTTTACGCAATCCACGATTTTTGCGACAACGGCAACGACCTTTACATAGACAGGCTTTATTGCTTTGTCCCACAGGGATTTTATAAGGTCACATACCCACTGTATAACGGGCTGTATCCACTCTTTATAGACCGTCAGCACTGTATCACCGACTGAAGTTATAAGCGACTGAATAGCTTCCATCATCGGTTCGCCATACTGCGACCATAGCTTTGCCGAGGTTATCCACAAATCGCTCCATGCGCCCTGCAAGGTTGTCAGTATCGGCATAACACCGGTTACAAAAACCTCGTCGAATATTGTCTTGACGGTTTCAAAGAGTGTCGTCATAACCTCTGCAGTCGCCGTCCACTGATCTGTCAGCAACGGTAACACGGTTGTTATCATTGTGTTCAGCGAAGGGAAAATAACGTTATCCCACAGCTGACCGAACACAAGATTAAACGTATCTCCAAGCCCTGAAGCTATCGTACCTATTGACTTAAACGCTGTCTGAAGCGCCGGAGTCAGATTATTTGTAAAATAGTTCTTGAACGGCTCGGCAAGAGTTGCCATATCACTCCAGGCCTTGCTCATATTATCCTTGAAGCCCTCTATAACGGGTGCGAATTTTTTGCCTATCTCCGCAAATATCGGAGCAAAATTTGTGTCGAAATACTTTTTGACGTTTGCAAACTGCTTTTTCAGCAGAGCAAACCCCTTTTTAATCTGCTCACGAATCTTATTTCCGATACCCTCGGCTGTCTTATCGCCCTCGCTGTCAAGTGCAGAGAGATCAGAGGAAGAACTGTCGCTCTCGTCCTTTGAAGCAACATTCATCTCATCAAAACTTGCAAGGAAACGGCTGTTTTCCTTAGCCTTTTTTCCGACAGCTTCGACCTTTTTTGCCGCTTCAAGCGACTTTTTATACGTTGTGCCGAACAGCCCCGAAATAAAGCTCGCTATAGCTTTGGTTGCTGTGGCAAGTCCGGATGCCAATGTATTAAGCGCCGGCATGATAGCGTTTACTATAGGCGTAAACGCAACCTGAAGATTGCCTTTTATTTGCTTTACACTGTTGCCGAACTCCTCGTTTGCTCCGATAGCGTCCGACATTACCGACTTTATGCCACGAAACGCCGCATAAAGCCCTGCCATAAGAAACGTAGATTTAAGTGCGGATTTGACACTTTTACCAAGTCCGCCTATTGTCTTGCCGAATCCACCGGCAGAAGTTTTTGCTTTGCCGAGCGATTTTTCAGCAGAAGCACCTACTTTTTTGACCGACTTTTCAAGGTTATCAACAGGTTTTTCTGCTCTTTTGAAATGGCTTGCAAAAGAGGAAGCCAGTTTTTTCACAGGAGCAATGACCGAGTTATTTACCGCCGTGCCTACCGTTTTCAACGTGTTTTTCACTTTTGAAACAGGCTGTATTATCTTGCTTGCCGCCTTATCGGCCGTTTCCAGCACCTGCTCAATCTTTTTACACCCCGAATCCAGTACGTCGGTAGTTTTTTCTACCGCACTCTGCACTTTTTCGTTTGATGCAGCAGCCTCTGTTACCGCTGTTTTAACCTGCAGCATTTTGTCTATCAGCATCGCTATGACAGGTAACGATTGCAGATTTATGTTGTTTGTGCTTTCAGGTATCTTGTTTACCGCTTCGGCAGCCTGCCGTGCGGCTTCAGCCAGCTTTTTGGCTTCTGCATCCGCCTGCATTGCCTTATCTATCTTGGCTTTAGTAGCTTCGGACTGCTGCTGCAGTTTCAGCATACTTGTTTCAACGGCGTTTATTTTTTCTATTACGGCATTGCCCTTTTCGCCTGCCATGTCTTTATCAGACATTGCCGCCATTTCTCTGTTAAGCTGTTTCCACTTTTCCTGTGCAAGCTCTATTTTTTCGTTAGTCAGCTCAAGACTTTTGTTCAGACGGTCGATAGGTTCGGAAGGAATTTCAAAACTGCCGACATCAATTTCGGGGAGCTCCTCTTTTTCTTTGGACTTCTTCTTATCGCTTTTCGGCTGATAGTTGTTCACGAAATCCATAGCTTCTTTGCTATAACCGGGGCCGAACTCGTACTTGTTATTTATCGCTTTGCCAAGACTTTCTGCTTCCTTTTCCGCTTCCTTTACAGGCTCGACAAGCGCCTTTTCCAGAGTTTCGGAAGCCTTTTCGGCACTTTCGGATATAGAGCTTTCAAGCGTCTTTCCTACCTCTTCGGCGGGCTTTTCGACCTTCTGCACAGCCTTTTCAACGCTCTGCGTCACGGTCTTTTCTACAGCCTTGCCGACTTCCTCAACAGGCTTTACAGCCTTATCAGCGGCTTTTGCCACACTGTCGGTAAGTGCCTTTTCGGCGGTTTCACCGACCTTATCCCACTGTGCCTGTATGCTTTTCTGTAAAGCCGAAAGCTGTTTGTCAAGCTCTGCGTCTATTATCAGCGACAGGCTGATAGTGCCTACTGACGCACCGTTTCCGTCAGCCATTTACTCACCTCCCCCAAATGCCTTTTTTATCATCATTTCAAGAGCCGTTATATCGCTCTGTATCTGTTTTGGAGTTTTCTCCGCAAGCTGTTTCTTCGCTCTGAATGCCGCCCACTCCCGCCGTATGCGGTTTTCATACGGCGAAAAGTGTTTGAGCATCTCCTTGTTATCCTCGCTTCGTATCCGCACTGTCTGACCGAGCGGAGTATCATTCATAATGCCGGATACAAGGCTCAGCCAGTCAGAATAGTGCAGATCGTCCTGCTCGGACGGCAGTATGTGATACTGTTTTGCTATCGACTGACGTATCAGCTCACGGTCATACTCGATGTCGTACCAGACTTCATTACTCGTGAAATCGCTCGGTATCTTCCTGTCCCGTCATGGCGGATATTACTATCTCGGACAGCTTCTGATATGCCGCCCACGGCATATTCATTTCGCTTATCTCCTTAGCGGCGGCAGGCTCGAACGCCAGCTTGAACATCTCGTCAATCTTTTCAATGTCCTTCTTATCGCCGTTATTGTAAAGTGCCATTACCTTCTTGACCGTCTTTTCACGATCGTCTACCTTGTAGACCTTTTCTCCGATGCGTATTTCGGGAACGCCTACGAGTAGCTTTTCATCAAGTGTGTACATCTTAGCCATTGTATTTTTCTCCTTTTATGCTTCTGCGTCTGTAAATGTAGGCTTGCCATCTGACATAATATCAAACGCAAGAGGTGCAACCGCTGTGGAATCGCCCGACTCCCACTCCGTCACGTTTATAACGCACGGTATCGTCAGCGTTGCGCCGCTGGGGAACGTCCACACTACAGTTGTGTGGCTGTCTGCGCCTGTCTTAAGTGCAAGTCCTGCAACATAATCGTTGCCTGCGTCACCGATGTTTCTCTTGCCGGATACGCTGACGGTCAGTGCCTTACCTGTCACAAGTCTTCTTGTCCAGCCTTCCTGATCGAACGGCTTCCACTCCTCGACATTGCCGTCAATGGAAACTGAAAAGCTCTCCATATCGGCAATAGTTACAAGATTCTCGGCTGTCGCACCTGTGCCGCCTGTCTTGTCAATCTTGAACTGATTTTCATATACGGGATATACTCCTGTTTTGTTAGCCATTGTTAATTACTCCTTTCGTAATAAACCGTCGCATCAATAACGTACTCGCAGATACCTCTTTCATCTCTGCCTGCGTTATGCGCCTCACTGCAACTCAAAAAGCCGACCGTGTGCCCCTCGGCAACATAGCCGTGTACATCGGTCAGCTTATCAAGTATTTCGTTTGCCGCACTCTCGGCTGTTGTCGGATTGTCCGTCCAGTGTATCAGTACGCTGATGTGCTTTTCAAGTGTTTTCGTGCAAGGCTTTCCGCCTATGCTGATTTTCTTAGGATAGGTGTTTCTTGACGCATACACGCCGATACACTTATCCTGATTTGCGTCTATACAGCCTGCATATACATTCTCTATGCCGAGAACATCAGCAAGCATATCGGCTGTTTCAAGTAACGTCATACGCCTGTTTTTTCCTAAAAATTTTTGTGAATGAGTTTTTGACAAAATCCTTTTTGTCACCTGTTATGTACGGCTCAAGCCAGTGATCAGTCCTGCCGTTGCGGAATTTCAACTTTTTGTCGGTTACTTCTTTCTTTACACCACTTTTAGCCCAAGCGCTTTTGGTATTCGGATCAACCATAACCTTACCATAGTATAGGTAACGTGAATACAAAGCACTGTGGTCAATCGTGGCGATAACAGTATTACCGCTTTTTTCCGAACGAACAAATATACCGTTGATAAGGTCGCCTTGATCAAGCGGTGCTGTGTTCTGTACTTCGGTCACTACCTGTTCCATCGCCGCTTGCGCACTGTCAATGACGGCTTTTTCTATCTTTGCTATAGCAGCCTTATCAAGCTTTACGGTTACTTTTATCACTATATCAGCTCCAGTCTTGTGTAATTTACCGTCCCGTCGGGGTTTTTAGCCTTTTCCGAGCCGTATATCTTGTACTCTCTGCCGCCTATCTCCACAGCTCCGTCAATGATCGGGCTGTCGGGAGCAATATCACCGCAGAAAAGAGCCTCGCCAGACAGCGTTATCAGCTGTTTTTCCGCAGAGAGCTTCTGCCGTGCTTTTTCCGAATGGAAGCACTTGCCCTCAAAAATGACCGTCCGCTTCTTCGAGCCGTCACGGTTAAGTCCGTCTGTACGATACACGGTACAAGGCGTTGTACAAACCCTTTCGGGTACAAGTTTCGGATATTTCATTATAACCCCCTGTAGCAAAGCCCTGTCTGCAATAGCGTGTTATAAATCTGCCGTGTTGTAGTGACACCGCAGTAATTTATAACCTTCGAGCTGTCAAATGACATTGACACACCGCTGATACTATAGGAACTGAGCGGACTGTCAAGCAGTTCGGCATTGTCAAAAACAAATGCTGTCTGCTGTGACAGTGCCAGCCTTACCTTATCCCGCTGAAACGCTGTCAGATTATTAAATCCTATAGCTGTTATGCGGTTGAAGGTCAGTGTGTCGATGTCGCTCTCCGCCCTGTTTTCAAGGGCGTTATACTGCTGTTCTGTTATTGCGCTGTCGGGGCATAAGGTCTGAAATTCCGCAAAAGTGAGGTACATTAAGCCTCACCCTTTTTTGCCTTTGCCGTCCTTGCCTGAGCAAGCTCATCACGGAGCTTTGCTATCTCCGCCTGAGCCTTTTCAAATTCGGCATACGGCACGGTAGCCTGCGGAGAATGCTCCACAGCCCCGTTATCGCCAATGATGTCATAGCCCTGTGCAAGGTATGACTTCTTCTCGGCTTCCGTGATAGTATACTGCTTGTTTGCCTTTACTGCTACCATAGTTACCTCCTTAGTATGTTACGACTATAGCCTTTGCGTTGCCGGGAGCGGTATTGAATGTTATCACACCCGATGACTTGTCATAGCTGTAGTCTGTTGTCGCTGTACCGTCTACAGTTACGCCGATGAGCTTTTCGGGCTTGTCGGTCACTGTGAATGCAGTTGTCGAGCCGTTACCTGCGAATGTCTGCGTCAGAGCAGATACATTCATGATACAGCCGTCAACAAACAGGTGATCTATCGCAAATGTACCGTTGTACTTGCGGTTCTGGTACAGATAGTTGTCTGCCGTTCTGCTGTCAGAGCCGGGAGCAAACAGATGTATATATGCGTACTTATCTCTTGACACCTGGCATTCGGGGTCAATGAGAATGTAGTTTATCTGCTTTGCGCCGACACCGGACTTACAGCCGTCCGTGAAATCGTACACGGTCTTGAAACGAGCTGAGGGAACTGTAACGATATTGCCTATATCGTCAACAGAATGAATACGTCTGTCGATACCGCCGCCGCTCTTGATGTCGAGCGTTCTCTGAATACCCTCTGCGTTCTTGAGGATCGTCTTATAGTCTGCGGTGACATAGAGTATCATTCTGTCAAGAGGTACGCCCTTATCTTCAAGTGTCTTGAGGTTCTCGTCAAAGTCCTTGAGGACATTCTCAATCGTGAGCTTGTCGTGCTTTATTGTTGCGCCTACTCTTACAGCCTCTGCATACAGCTTTGAGAATGTATAGCTGTCGTGTTCGGGGATTGCCTGCGTCCTGTCGAAACGGCTCTGAATGTTCGCCAGTGATACAACGGTATCGGTTTCGTCAAAGTCCATAGGATCTACTACGAACTCGATAGAACGGTCGTGATCGAGCGTCTTTGTTTCGTAGTTGTTCTCGTATGTACCCTGAGGGAAGCCGAGCGATGCTCTTGTGTGGTCCTTATAGCCGGATACCGACAGAGTGGGTATCTTGATTGTTTTCCCGCCTCTGAGCTGAATATCGGAATTTGAGTGATAGAGAGCGTCGGCCTTTGATTCCTGACCGTAAAGCTCTCTGAGCTGATTGGTATACTGTTCAGCATAGTTGATTGTGTTTGACATTTTTACACCTTACCTTTCTTACTTCTTTTTCTTGATACCGAATGCGTTATCAAGTCTGCTGTTGTCGGGCTTTTCTTCCTTGTCGGAGCTGCCTGCACCGACCTTGAATCCGCCCTGCTTTTTGCCGTCTGAGCCGTCAGCCTTCATATCGGGATATTTCTTGACTACCGCCGACAGTGCCGAGTTGATGTCCTCGCTTTTGCCGGACTTGACGTAGCTTTCGGCAATAGCCACAGCATCGTCCATACAGTCAGGCTTTACACCGAGCGACATTGCGGCTATCTGTGTTTTCAGCCTTAAAATCTCCTCGTCCTTTGCATCGGGAACGGCGGGTGCAGGCTCAGATTCGGGCTTATCCGCCTTTTCTTCGGGCTTATCGTCCTTCTTGTCCTCTGCCTTGCTCTCATCGGGCTTGTCTGCCGTGCCGTTATCGTCCGTCTGCTTGTTTTCGGCGGGCTTCTCTTCGGGCTTGGGCTCGTCCTTCTGCTCCGCTGTGGGAGCGGGCTTCTTCTCCTCTTCGGGAGTTTTCTTTTCGGGTTCCATTGCTTTTCCTCACTTTCTTTGATTTTGGGTATAAAAATACCGCCCTTTTTAAGAGCGGTAAAATTATTAAGTTTGGTTCTGATTTGCACCGAACTTCACAAAAAACGGCTGTTTTTGCAAAGTTTGTGTTCAAGTCAAGTGCAATTGATTGCACACGGGTATAAGAAAACCGCTCACTGCTGTGGGCGGTTTATTCATATCTTGGCTTTTTTAATGCTTCTTCAACCTGTGCCTTAAAATTTTCAAACACTTTCTTTTCTTTTTCAGTAAGTTTTACACCCTCTTTTAACTCAACAGAGCCGGGTATATAATGGAATTTACCTGTAATCTCTTTTGGTGAAAGAAAAAGTGACATATTACATACCCCATTTCTTTTTTAAAAGTCTTTTTACTTCAAGAACTAAATCATTGTTTTCAGTGCTAGAAAATGCTTCAGCAATAAATTCTGCCGGATTCTCAGTAGCATATTCTGATAAGAATCGTTCACAAACTCTTGTATCTGATAACAATCCGCAATTTGCCAAAGCCGTGTTCATAATTGATTTTGCTTCCTCAAAACTATCAAGCGACAACTTAAATTCAGCTAAACTGCTACACTTTTTTGCTGTAATCAAATATTCCCTAATATGTACGCTTTCGTGTAAAAGCAAGCCATATATGCCGTCTTTTGGCGTAATCTCATGGTTTATAGCAATTTGTGCAATATGCTGTTCAATCTCACCAATAGACCCAGATTGAAACAATAAGCTATTAATCTTAATTCTAATGCGTGGAGTTGTACCGTCAAGCCAAGACACAGAAGCTTTTGCTATTTCAGCCATATCTTCAAGCACAACCTCACTAACAGAGCCCTTTAACACAGGTATTTCTTGATACAAGCGGTGCATTGATGAATTAATGGCGTTTACTGTTTCTAATGGCAATTCAGAGAGCGAAGAAATAGAAATCTTAAGCTCTTTTCTTGCATACTTAGTAGCCTTATCAAACGACTTAGCCGCCATAGATCTTTCAATATCTATTATATCACTTTCATCCGAATTGTCAACAGTATCATCTGTAAAATTCTGTACGTCTTCTTCGCTGTCTGCCGTTGCTTCAACAGGCTGTTTTACAGTTTCCTGTACGTTTTCTGTCGTTTTGGCAGTTTCAACAGTTTCAACGGCTTCATCAGACACAACCGCAGTCGGCGTATCGTCTGTGTCTTCGTTGCTCTGAACAGGCTTTATAGGCTCAGACTGTACAAAATTCATTGTGTTTTCGTTATTTTCCGGCTTAGAAACGTTATTTTCCGGCTCGGAAATGTTATTATCCGGCTGAGGAATATTAGGCTCTTTATTTGTCGGAACAGGATTTTTGCTTTCGGTATCGGTAACTTTAACAGGCGCTTCTTCCGTTCTCGGAGCTGTCTGCTTCGGCTCACCCTTACCGCTGTAGATCTTCTCTCTTGAATAATCTCTGCGGAGAACATCGTCATGCTCTTTGATAAATTCTCTGAGCTTGCCTTGTTCCTCTCGGAGCTTACGCTTATACTCCTTGACCTTCTTCTCGTCCTGCGTGCCCTCAACCTTGCGTTTGAGCGCTCTTATCTTGCGCTCCATAGCCCGTTGCTTTTCTTCAAGCTCTCGCTGTTCCCGTATCTTCTCGGCAGGAATCGGCTTTGGTATCTTTGTAAGCCCCTCTATGTACTGCCCCATAGTATGACGGCAGTTAGGGTGGAACAGCCCGCCTCGGATTGCCACAGACAACAGCATAAACCACTTGTCGCAGTAGTTTGACTTGCCGAAGTCGCTGCTTCTCTCGCCGTTCCATATTGTGAATACATCATCAATGTAAACCTTGCCCTGATACGGCTCGCAGGTTTCTGAGCAGCCTCCGTACTGCGATATAAGCACGGTATCATATCCAAGCTCCGCAAAGCGTTTAGCCGCACCCTGCAATGTTGCCCTTGTGGACGTTGTGCGCAGTGCCATACGCACATAATCGGCAATATTAACTCGCCTGCCGTCTGCGTAGACGATACAGTTTATGCCCTTGTCGAGAAAATCCCTTGTTGCAAGGTCGATTGCTTCATTAAGCGTAATTGAGCCTGTGCCCATCATAAGCTGTACCTTGTTCAGCGTTGTGCGGTAAACATCGTCCATATTACGCACAGCGGCAGTAAGGGCGGTCTTTTCAAGCGTTGTTACGTCTTCCATCAGCTTATCCATCTTCGGCTTGTTGACCCCGAAAAAATGATCATCCGGTATAGCTGTCGGCGCTTCGGGCGGCTGAGGCTGTGCCGGAACATCGGGAACATTGACGCCGCTTTCCGAAACATCAATGACCGACTGCTCCGCTGTATGCTCTCCCTCGTGAAACTGATCCGTCATAAGCTGTCGGGTTTCATCGTCAATAACATCTACATATTCGTCCGCTATCTGAGCGTTCTCCTTGCGGAAATTGTCAATGTTATTGAGCTTTTCAGCCTGCCACGCAGACCATTCAAAGCCTTCTTTTTCTTCTTCAGCTTTGTGCCGTGAAAGATTGCGTTTCAGCGAAGCAATGAGCCTTAGCTCTATCTCTTCAAATATCCTTGCAATATCTCTGAAACTAAGCAAGCTCATCACCTACCGCAGATGTCGCACCATCGGCAAGCCCCTTTTCCTGCATTATACGCTTGACTTCACCGGCTTTCCATTCGTCCTCTTTAGAACTGCCCCACAGCTCCTCGACCTGCGTTTCGACCGACATAATGCCGTAGGTACTTGCCTTGCCGACCGTTTCTACACGACTGTCAAAGTCGGGTGCGCCATATTCACCAAAATCAACGCTTACCTCATATTCTTCGGGTGCTTTGCCCTGCATATTGTCGTATGTTTTTAATACAGCCGACACAAGCTCAGGCAGAGCCTTTTCAAGCGCTGTCGTTATTGTGTTCCGGGTGTTGCCCGTAACGTCCTTCTTCTCTCGCTGAGCGTCCGCACTTGACATCTTGCCGACATCAATACCGAGTGTCGCAGGCGATACAAGTCCTTGCAGGCACATCAGCAGGCAGTTTGTATACGATGATACAAATGCGTCATACTTTATGTCGGGCTGGACTACCTCAATCTTCGGGGTAACGCCCTCCTGCAACGGCTGACTTATCGTGATGTAATTGTTGCCGAACTGGTTGAGCTTTCCGACCGAGCCGTTCTCGGCATTGCGTGGTATCATATTATCGGGTATGTACTGCTTCACACGTCCCATTCTGATTGCGTCCCACCACTGTGAGATAACCTCGTCCAGAGCGTCAAAACAATCGGATTTACCGCCGTCGAATATACTCTTGCCCCTGCCCGGATATTTCTTAGAAGCGTAAAACTTCAGCGGTACAGCCATTATATAATCCCCGGCAAACTCTACTCGTTGTTCTATGCCGGCAAGGCAAGAAACACTGTCAAGGCTCACCTCGTGACCGCTGTGGTCGTACAATCGGCTTTCAATGTAACCTCTGCCGTAATGCTCCTCAAGCTGATATATCCTGTTGCCGTCTTCGTGGGCACTGCGAAATATAACTTCTGTCAGGACACCCCTCAGACAGCGATATTCAATCTTGTCGGCTCCCACAAATTCAACAATAGGCGTTAAGGACAGCGTATCATCGACCGAAATCTTGAAAGCGCCGTCACCCTCAACGAGCGTATCTACTATTGCCTTTCCGACAAGTGCGGTAAAGTCCGTGTTCTGCGATATATCCTCAAATGCCGCTCTGCCTTTTTCGCCCTCGACCGCTATATCGTCCATATCCGAATAAACGATATAGGCGAGCGTATCGGCTATAATGGCAGGCAAGCCGCTGTGTATCTTGCGGACTTTCTCGTTATCGGGAACGCTCCCCCAGAAAGAATTTGTGCCGCAGCCGAGCTGCTTGAAGAACTGCGACAGCTCATATGCGTCACCTCTGTACCACAGCTTCGCCCGGAGAATGTCCGCCATAAGCCCCGTTCTTTCGTTCAGGACAAAGGTCTGCTCCGATGCAGGATTTATATTGAGCCAGTTCAGAAACATCTGTCTGACTTTCTCTCCTATGTCAAATTTCATCTGTTTTCACGCTCCCTATAAGTGATTTGAACGGAAGCCAGGCATACTGGCAGGAGTTTATGCAGTGATCGTTGCCGTCCTCCGGCTCTGCCTTATCCTCTTTCCAGCTGTATATGTTAAGCTCCGCTATGTAATTTTTGCAATGTTCCAGGATATAAAAATCACCTGCCGCCAGCCACGCTGACTGCAAGTGAATACGGTCGATTATTTTCGTTTTCTTGAACGCAGGTATGAAGTTATACAGGCTTCCCGAAAGCCGCTTGAACTTCTGGCATTCGAGTATCGTTGCCTGATCTGCGCTGTCTATGTAGACATCTTTTGCAAAGCCCCACAGCTTGCGATTTCTTTCAAGAAAATCGGTAAAGATTTTCGGAATATCGGACGGTGTAAGCGGCACACGGCGGTCACGATTGTTGTATGTTTCCTCGTCAAGCGTTACGCATTTGCGGTCCGCCGTGATCCCCACAAACGTAAATGCTATCGTATCAGGTGAGGACTGCGAGTAGGCTGTATCTAAACCCGCCGAGAACCGCTCGAATTTAAAGCCTTGCGCCGTACCGAGTGAAATTATATTACGGGGTTGTAAATCGAAAACAAGCCCCGTTGCACGCCCTCTCAAGCCCAGTATCTTGTTCTTGTACAGCTTAGTACCCTTCGGGGCGGCAAGCATCTTTCGTTGTATGTCCTCATCGGTCAGCGAAAGATTATCACGAAAAGTAAAGAACCAGTACCGCCAATCCGGCACAGGTTCTTCCGTAAGCTCTTTCATTATTTCATCTGGCACGTCACAGGCGTATTTTTTGTATGGACGTGAGCGGTTGACAAACTCGTTATACACCGGCAAGCCCGGATCATCGGGGTTCAGGGTAGCCATAAGGTAATCATTTCGGGTAGACATCTCACGGACGAACTCTATATCGGCGGTATTTATCTCGTCGATATAGACGCACCCGAACTGAGCGCCGAGTGCCATCTGCCATTTATCCTTGTTGTCATATCCGAGAACATAGATTATCTTGCCCTCAAACTTGATATGCGGCAGTTTATAATCCTTATCGCCGTTGCCGAAATACTTTGCGTTTGCGTGAAGGTCAAGAATGCCGTTGTCCTGCTGAATAATCGTTTCTTCTGCCTTGCCGGTTGTCTTTGCGGCGATAACGTGGAGCTTCTTTCTACTTGCCGACACCATACGCATGAACTTTACGCCTGCGCCGACGGTTGTCTTTCCGCTTGCGGTAGTACCTTCGAGAAAGTCCGCTGTCACATTATGCACGCTGTTGATGAAGTCGATATATTTTTGTGACAGAGGAAAACTACTCGTCAAGCCCCTCACCGCCTATCTGAGCAAATACATCGGAGAGCTTGTCAGAAGTTCTGACTTCTGCCTGTATCTTTGCCACATACTCCCCCGTCATCTTATTCAGCGTGTCAATAGCTCTGATACGGTCCGACAGCTCGTTCTGCTTATCCTTAGCTATATCGGAAAGTGTCGCCTGCCGTTCTCTTGCGGTCATTATGCGTGCAGTCTGGGCGTCTTCGGTGAGCTGTTTTATGTATTCCGTAATTGTAGTATTTTGTAGTAATTTTGAAGCATTAGTATTTGCATACTTTTTGCTGTATCCTGCCTGTATCGCACTCTGAGCGGCGTTACCGCACTGAGCGTAATATTCGGCAAATTTCTTCTGTCTTTCGGTCATTGGCGGTACACCGTCCTTTCTTTTGGGTATAAGAATACCCGACACCGTTTGAGTGCCGGGGTTCAGGAGGAAAACTTATTGTTGTAGTTTTCCCATTCTAATTTTAGCACACTTGATTTCGGACATCAATAGAACAATGGCGGACATTAACGGACAATTCTTTGAAATATCTGTCTAATGCCTTGCGTAATGATTCTCCGCTCGTTTCATCACACATACCTGCAACCTCGTCCCATGTAAACGTCTTAGATCCACAGCCTATGCAATACATCTTCAGCGCCTTGTGAAATCGTCTGACCGGTATTGCGTCTATAAAAGCACATATTTTCTCGTTTTCGGCTTCTATACGGCTTTTCTCATTAAGAAGCGATACAGTACCAAGCCCGTGTATATAACCTTCGTCTTTTTTTGTCACAAGCTGATATGCCGGCGGTCCCGCTGAACCCTGAGTACTTATCAGCACTTTTTTCTTGCCGAGTTGCCTGTCTATACATTCAAGCAGCTCACAATTTGCACGGTATTTTTCTAAATCTGATAATGTCATTCTGCGTCCTCCTCTCAAAAATTAAACCATATTTTTTCTACTCGATGTTTACCCATCTGAGCCGTTGTCTGCTTCTCATCGGTATTCCACCCTGAAAGCATTGAGTTGTACAGCTGACTATCGTACCCGCTCAACACGATTTTGGACTTGCTTTCTTTAAGTACACTCAGCAGATTTATGTGGTACTCCTCCGACAATTCGCATGAATACATATTTTTCCTTCTAAGGCTCTGCAGATAGGGCGGATCGCAATATAAAAGCGTATTTTCATCGTTGTAGCGCCGTATTAACTCTATTGCGTCGATATTTTCAATCTGTGCTTCTTTAAGCCTTGCACAAATCTCCGATATTCTTCCGGGCAGATAGTTCCACATGGTTGCTGTTCTCGGCCCTCCGTAGGTCTGAACATTTCTCCACGACTTTTTACTGCTGTTGCTCGTTCCGAAAGACTGATGATACCGCACGAGCGTTCGCCGAGCTTGTTCTAAGGAATCATCCGATTTATCGTAACAATTCTCAAATTCTTCTCTGGCAAACGGCGTAAATTCTATTAGCCGTGCGAGTTCCTCCGGGTTATCCCTGCACACCTTAAAAAGGTTTACGATATTCCCGTCTATATCGTTTATCGTTTCTATGTAGGTTTGCGGTTTGTTGAAAAATACTGCTCCGCTGCCGAAAAACGGCTCGCAGTATACTTTGTGTTCGGGAAAATGTGAGATAATCCATTCTGATATTCGCCACTTTGCGCCGGGATATTTTAATACAGCTTTCATTTTTCCTCCTTAGGCGCTTCTGGAAGCGGCATCCAATGAGTAACCCGTGCATGCCCTCTATGGATAAAATGATCGATAGACCAATATCCTTTATCGATGTTTCGTATTCCTTTTTGTGACACAGTGCATACTAACACCTCTTCCTGATCCGGCGGAAGCTTGTCCTCCCACTTTATCCACTTCGGTATTACTTGCCCACAAAACAAGCAGGTTTCCGTTGCGGGTTTGCGTTTACTACTCGTTACCTGCTTACTTATCGGCGGTTCAGGAAACGGCATCCAAGCAATGACGACTTCACGGCCGTTAAATCTTCCATCTTTGCAAAACCCTTTTTTCTGCTTAAATTTTTCGGCCGTTTCAATAGCATATAAGTCTTGCTCTACACTGATTCTGCCTGTTTTTGTGTCAAGGATGGCGATGTGATTCCACGACTGTTTTTCAGGAAGTCTATCTTCCACGCTTATCCATTCACTCATATTTTTCCTCCTGCTTGCTACACTTGCAGGTGTAACGGTAATCTTTAAGTTTCTGCTTTGTCATTCTATCACTCCCCATAGTATCCGAAATCGTACAAATCATCCTCACGCACAATTTTTAACTCACCATCTCTTGCCTCTACAGCCCACAGCTGAGGATAATCTTCCGTCACAAGAGCTGTGACAAGCGTAACACTGCCATACCTATTGTGGCTGGCAACGCAACCGGGTCTCATTTCGCACTCGTAAAAACTACTCATTTAAATTTCTCCTTTCAGCTTCTGTATTCTCGCTTTAAGCACTCTCATAACTGTCTCATGTGTATCGGTTCTGTCCTTTATAGCCGCCATAACGTCCTCGTCAACACAGCCCTGAACAACCAGATATGCCACATAAACCTTATCGTACGGCGAGCCCTGACGCCATAACCGGCACTTGCCCTGATCGTTAAGCTCAAAGCTCCAATTAGGTGTAAACCAGACAATATGCCGTCCGCCTGCCTGGAGATTAAGTCCGTAGGCACAGCTTGACGGATGTACAAGCAAAACATCAATCTTGCCTGCATTCCACAGATCTTCGTCATCAGGTCCGTTATATACCCTCACGTTAAGCTTTGTCTTTGCAAGTGCCTGAAGAATACGCTCCTTGTCATGCTGAAATCCGTAAAAGGTTATGCACGGTTCGCCGTTAAGGCGTTCTATGTACTCCATATATGCGTCTATCTTGCAATCGTGAAGCTTGACAACTTTGTGGTCATTATCATAAATGGCCCCACTGCAAAACTGAAGCAGCTTTCCCGTAAGCACACCTGCCGATTGTGCTGTTATCGTGTTTTCGTCTATCTGAAGCAGTAAATCTCTCTCGAACTGTGCGTATTCCTTTTTGACCTTATCGTCAAGTATAACCGGGATTTCATGCTCGATACACTGCGGCAGCTCCAAATAATCCTCTGCTTTCATACTGACGCAGATATCGCTTATGGCTTTCAGTACGGCGGGCTCTGCGTCGTCTTTAGGCTTGTAATCCGTAAAATGCCCGCCGTGCGTATTTGCTATGAAATAGCGCTCTCTGAACTGTGTGATGTTTTTTCCGAGCCTCGCCCCTTCATCGAGAAGATATATCTGCGCCCACAGATCCATAAGTCCCTTTGATGAAGGTGTTCCTGTAAGCAGTATAACCTTTTTGCACAGCGGACGTATAAGTTTCATTGCTTTAAACCGCTTACTGCTGCTGTTCTTGAAACTTGTACTTTCGTCAAGCACAACCATATCAAACGGCCAGTCCTGTCGGTAATACTCGACAAGCCAGGGGACGTTCTCACGATTGATAACATACACATCACCGGGAGTATTAAGAGCTCGTACACGTTTGGCCAGAGAGCCGAGAACCGTAACTACTCTGAGATGCTTCAAGTGTTCCCACTTGCCTGCCTCTTTACTCCAGGTACCCTCGGCAACTTTTTTCGGAGCCACCACAAGCGCCTTGCCGATACTCCAGTGATAATATTTCAGAGTGTTTATCGCCGACAGAGTGATTGAGGTTTTACCAAGCCCGGGACGTAAAAACAAGCCTATCGCAGGGTCTTTTACTATCCTGTCAATGCAATATGCCTGGTAATTGTGCGGTTTATATATCATTTCTTTTCAGCTCCTCTATCAGATTATCAACCTTTTCTTTTGAATCGACCGCTCTGAACACTTTTACGCCTGTTGCTTCAAGAAGATCGCAGACATAAGTCTGTAAGGCTCTCAGCTTTTTCTGCGGTGCTTTAAGCTCCGCCAGAACTATTTTTCCTCCGGGAAGAAATATGATTCTGTCAGGCACCCCGTTAAACCCTGGTGATACAAACTTCAGTGCCATACCATTGCATTCCTGCTTAATTCTGGATACGAGATATTTTTCAATATTACTTTCAAGCAATTTTAATTCCTCTTTTTTCCTTTTTGATTGTAACAATTTCAGCATTTTTCCTATACGCGTGTGCATACAGGCGGATTAGAACGTATATATACCCTCTAATCCTCTATTTACACTACTCTATATAGAATAATTGTTGTAATTGTTACATTTTAAGATTTTTCGCTTAACCCTGCGGTTTATAGCGTAACAATTCTCGTAACAATTGCTTTTTAATTGTTACAAATTGTTACAAACGTTTGTAACGTTTTTGACCGAAAACCTATTTTGTTTCGTGTTTGTTACGGCAGATTGTTACGTTTTTCTGAATCCTCTGACTACGCCATAAGGTCCTTGACGTATAGGATTTTCCGTCCTTTTCCATTCGGGCATCATAGCTACGATAGCATTAAGCTCACGGGTGTCTGTATTTTTCATATCTTTGATGTTCCCGCCTAAAGCCTCGCACCATATCTCGGCGGCGCATACGCTTCTGCGCTCCACAAGCGTCAGATTTTCTGCCCCGGTAACTGCACCGCCCCAGTACATTCTTCTACGGTCAAGCGGCCACTTCTGCCAATCGCTCGGTATCTGTTTTTCTACGAAAGCACGCACTATACTTTCTCTGCTTGATACCTCTCTGTGTTCTTCCTGCTTGTCCTTAGCGACGCTTTCTATTTCACCGCTGAGATACAACGGTTCTCCGCCTTGCCATCTTACCAGAGCCTCCGCCCATATCATGTCTATTTCGTTGTCAAGATCGTGCCATACGCTCTTCACAGCCTTTTGTTCTCCCGTGTCAACGGGCCAGAAGCGGCGGTTTCCCGTTGTATCCCGTAAGAACTCAGTATTATTGGTAGTACCGAAGAACACGCACGACCTGGGCAGTTCCTTAACATTTCTTCCGTAAGCCGCTCGAAAGCGGTCTGCCCGTAAGCTGAGAAATTGCTTGATTCTGCTTACATCTGACTGTCTGAATGCGTCAAGCTCGCTTATTTCAACGAGCCATACGCCCTGGAGAAGCTCGCTTGCTTCTTTGCCCTCAAACGTCCTTATGCTGTCATTGAACCACCCTCGGCTCATTTTATCAAGTAAAGTTGATTTTCCTATGCCCTGAGAACCCGTCAGGATAAGCATATTATCAAACTTACAACCGGGCGTCATTGCTCTGGCAACAGCGGCCGTGAATGCCTTACGGGTAACAGCCCTGTTGTATGGGTTGTCCTGCGCACCCAGATAATCAATGAAAACCGTATCAAGACGGGGCACTCCGTCCCATTTACCGTTAAGCCCCGTAAGATAGTTTTTTACAAGATTGAATGCGTGTGCGTGTGAATGGAGCGATAACGCCCCGTCTATCTTTCCGTTGCCGGTAATTTTATATACACGTTCAAGATACCAATACAGCCCTGCTATATCGTTATCGTCCCACAGCCTGCGCTTATTGTTCTTGTCCCACGGTAACGCCGCCAGCACCTCGCCCCTGCCCGCAAATTCATTCAAAGCAAACTTTCCTTTAAGCAAAGGATCGTGCTCAAGTATGATTTTCACGTTATCTATAGTAGAGCGTATTGCGCCCGTCTGCGTGCTTTTCTCAAGCAACTGCATCCAGTTTTCATCTTCAACGCAATCAGTCGTATCGCTTACGCCTTCAAAATCTTTTACCGCTGAATCATACCGTTCTTTGCTGAGCAGTGCCGAAACTTCATTTATTCCGCACGCAAATTCGCACATTGCACTGAATGAAGGCAGTCTGTTTGTCGGAGTACCTATTGAAGCCTCGTCATCTTTATCCGCAAACTTGTGCAGCCGTACAAGGTCGAAAGCATTTACAAGCCTGCCGCTGCACGGATCTGTAGCATGATGGCTGTATAAATACTTGCCGTTTTCGTAGACAACAGCGCCGCCGGTGGTTGATCCGCCAAGATAGGTGAAACGTTCTGAAGAATCATCAACCGACTCGTATATTCCCGGTAACAATTCTGACATTGCACGATATACATCGTAAGTACGGCAGAAAGCGCCGACAACGCCATTCTTAGCATCAGGATCACCCTGCTTTACAGCCAGCTTCTTAACAGCCTGCTGCCCCGGTATGCTCGGCCAGGTCGAGACATCTCTCCAGTCGGCATATAAGGCCAAAATACCGTCGGCGCAAGTGAAAGGCTTATCGCCTACTATATACACATATTCTCCGTCTGAGCAACAGCTCGGCCAGTACATTAAGCGGCAGGCTTCAAAAGTAGACGGATCAGCAAATTCGATACCTATATACTCAGCAAGTTTTCGTGCTATAGGCTCATACTCATCGGCAGTGACAGTGCGATCAAGTGGAAGTATTACACGCAGTCTCGGTGCGGAAGGCTGATGCTTTCTTGTGCTGTAAACGCAGTATCCGCAGCCGAGAGCTTCAACTCTCCGCAGAATATCATCTTTATATCCTGCCGGAATACTGTCAAGGTCGAGGGTAACTATGTCTCTGCCAATAACGTTATTTGCCTTACGCCTGGTTCCGTTAAGAGTACCGCCAACATATCCGCCGACATCTTTAAGATCATCCTGCTGAGCCTTTTTCATATTCATATAATCAGCAAGCGTTTCCGTGCTTCTTGCCGGGATTTTCAATTTCTCCCACAGTTCCGACAGCATAAGTGTCTGTGCTTTCCACACAGTCGCTTTTCTGCTTGACCCGCAGGAAATAGTTATTTTTCGGTCAAATAACATAAACTGTTCTCTTAATCCTTTCTGAAGAAGTCGCCGACCCAACCGTCAGCGCCAAGAGGTAATCCCGGTGCCCACGGTATAGGTTCGGTCATTATTCTTATAACATCTTCAAGGCTTGCCGTATCTTTACGACAATCGATTACTACTTCGTCATGAATGTGAAACACAACAGGAAGTCCGGCTTCTTCCAGGCGTGTTATTGCTCCGGCGAGACAATCTCGTGCTATAGCCTGAACACAATTCTCAACGAGCTTTCCGCCGTATGTTTCGAGCCGTTTCCACTTTTTTGTTTTCTGATCCATACCCATATAAGCAATCGACGGCGATCCCCACTGATTCTCATAGATCTGAGGAGATATATAATAGAGCTTTCTGCCACTCGGTAGAGTAATTGTCAGACTGTCTGTATTCAAGGCGGCGTTGTATTCTTTGGAAACTATAATGTTACGCACACCGACAGCTCCGCCGTTCGTGACCGCCTGAACCGCTGCATTATCCACGGCATACCATAAGTCTCTTATACGTCTGTTGGCATCTCGCCACCGATGCACTATATCGGGCAGGTCACTTTCAGGTATACCCATATTAAGTGCGCCCATAGTAATAAGTGCAGAAGTACCGCCCTGATAGCCGAGAGCAAGCTCTGCTACCTTGCCTTTCTGACGCAAAGCATATTCCGGATTGCCCTTTTTTATAAGCTCAATCGGAACGCCGAACATCTGTGAAGCAGACGCTTCATAGATTTTTCCGTGAGTGCGGAATACCTCAAGCCGCCATTCTTCGCCGGCGAGCCATGATATAACACGGGCTTCAATGGCCGAGAAATCAGCATCTATAAGAACATTACCCTCTGCGGCAACAAAAGCGGTCCGTATGAGTTGTGAAAGCGTGTCCGGAACACTTCCGTAAACAAATCTGAGAGCGTCTGCTTTTCTGTCTTTAACAAGAGTTCTTGCAAACGGCAAAGGCTCAATATAAGTTCTCGGCAGGTTCTGCACCTGTACAAGACGACCCGCCCACCTTCCTGTTCTGTTCGCTCCGTAGAATTGCAAAAGCCCTCGTACTCTGTTATCACGACAAACCGCTTTTTCTATAGCGTTATATTTTTTAGTGCTTGTCTTGCCGAGTTCCTGACGTATTTCGAGCATACGCTGTACTTCGGCACTGTTATCATTCGCCGTCAGCATTTTTGCTACGGTGTCCTTGCGTAAAGATTCTATTTCTTCACCTGTTTCGTTTTCCAGCCACCCTTGCAACTGTGCAACGCTGTTCGGATTATCAAGACCGGTTATCTTCACGGCTTCTTCTATCAGTGCATTTCGTGTGGCGCTTCCTATTTCAAGCGCACCGTTTACAAAATCCATGTCTACCGCAACTCCCCTGTGGTTTATCTCGAGATCAGTTTCCCATTCTCTCTGAACGAAGTCAGGGACCGTGACAGCTGATAATCTGCGTTCTATTTCTATTTCGGCTTCTACATCTCTGCGGTTATATTCTTTAAACAGCTTCCATTTTTCGAGGTCGTGTGACGGCATATTTCTTGTGCGCATACCGTTTGCCTTTGTTGCTTTACACGGGCAACAAAAATATCTGATAAGGGCCTTTCCGGTGTTAAGTTTGCGCCTGTCTTCAGGAAGCCCTAAAGCTCTGCCGGTTGCATCAAGACCTTTTGTATAACCGGCATACAATCCGTGCAACATTGTGCACCGCCACTGCTCAAGCGGAAGTGCCTTACCGAAATACTTTGATAGGCACCCCCACTCAAAAGCGGCATTATATGCGTGTTTTATGCAATCGGGAGAGAAAACCGCCGCTGTTATCTCGGGCGGTATTGTCTCTCCCTGCGCAAGATCTATTACCGTAACAGGCGCACCATTTAAAGAGTATGCGAATAACAGGATTTCAAAGTCAGGGCTTTCTATGTATTTAAAAGCCCCCGTTTCTCCGATAGGTTCGCTTGAAAATGTTTCAAGGTCAATATTTAAGTGGTGCATTTGGCCTCCTTTATCAGAAAGGAAGCCCTGTTATAGGATTGACACCTGTCGGCTGAACAGGCGCTACAGTCTGCTGATACACAGGCGTACCCTGAATAGGAGCGGTCTGCGGGTATACCTGTACACTCTGCCCTAAACCGTTGAAGTCGCTTGCCGCTGTAGCACCGCCCGAAAGCACTTCACCGTCACGGGTTTTAAGTACGTTTCCGAGCCCACAACCGACACCTTTATTAACGCCGGCATTATAGGGGTAGAAGTTAATTGTGACCCTTCCGTACATTCCGCTGTAGATATCAGACGGAGCCAATTCACAGTTGATATTATCTATACCGACAACCTGAGGCTTGTTTATACTGCTTGCGGTAAGCACCCAGTGCCCTTTGCATTCCTCCCCATAAGGAGTACCGCTCTGTCGGAGACCGTCACCATCATGGATTACTGACTGAGCCTGCGGCCTTGCTCCGCCCCATTTTGTAGTTATGCCCTCGTTATACGCCGCCATAAAGCTGGCGTCAAGGTCCGCTTTAGTAGCGGTGTCTGACTTGGGGATGAGTATGGTAACCGAATATTTAGGTTTGCCGTTAGGATCACTTTTCGAGGGAACAGGGGCTGTGAGATTCGTGTAAGACAGCCTTACTTCTCCGGTTAAAACTTTGGTTGCTATGTTCTGGTACATAATATTTTCCTTTCTTAAAGGGCAATGCCCATTTTGACGTTTAATTCTTCCATTAGTGCAACAATCTTGCACCAACGCTCGAAATCACGCTTTGCTTTAATTACGTTCGAGAGCAATTTTTTATTTTTAGCCTTGATTTCTTTGATTTCCTTTTCAGTTAAATCAAACAGGAACTGCAAAGCAACATATTCTTCCTTGTATGTTTTGCTTTCTTCGTGCCATTTCTGCCTTTTAGCGTCCTGCTCCGATAATACGTAATGCCATATTTTGCGTATATCGTGCGAATTCAGCGAAAAGTTATCATAGGCGATCCGCATCAGCTTTTTTATAACCGACAACGGTCGCTGTTTAAGATAGTCCTCATAAAGAATCTTAAAATAACCTTCCGGAAACGATATAGTTACAAGATGCTGTTCGTTCACTTGCCCACCTCCGCAAAATCGGCGGCCGCAGGACTGTAGGTCTCTCTTTTATCCGATAAGGGCGCAAGAGTAGGTTTGCCGGGCGGCTTGATAACATAAGCGCCGACCTTTTCGGCAAAATCAGCTTTACCCATAAGCTTTTCAAGCTCGGTAAGAGTTTTGGGTTTTCTCTCATACACCAGGGCTTCATCATAACCTGCTTTGATAACTGCGTCAATAGCTTTATCCTGATCGGAAAAGGCTCTGTTACTGCGCCCCTGGACTGCTTTCCAACCGGGTATGTTAACGCCTTTAAGGATTGCACCGAGTGCATATTCCTCGAGATCCTTATACCATTTCACGAGTTCAGCACCTTTTGTAAGCAGGTCACCTATTTCGCTGTCAGAAAGAATACGCTTGTCCTGATCACCGGAAGTACCGGGTAGTACGCAATCCTTAAATTCTTCAAGGGCTGTATACTGTTCGGCTCTGGCACGACAGTGTTCCTTTCCTCTGCAAAATCTGCAATGCTCACCCGGCACAAACTCGCCGGGACCGGTATAGGCCTCCTGTGCTATCGGCTTTATGCTTTCACCCCAAGCGAGTAGTTCCTCTACAGATATTGTTTCGGTACTGACTTCATCACTGATACGAGGTTGATCAATCGTCATTCTTATGCTCTTTATACTGTTCCCATAAACAGGTGAATAACGCTTGAGAGCACCGAGAGCATACAACCGCATCTGCGTGTTTCCCTCCGCCGATACTGGTACGCCTTTACCGTGCTTGTAATCCACTATGCTAAGTGTATCACCGCCTATCATAATGCAGTCGCAAGTGCCGAAGCCGTTGGGTATGTAGCCCGTAAGATCAACCTGCACTTCCGGGGATATGTTGGGTTTTGCCTTATACGAAAGTGCTAACTGACTGAGGTGCTCGATATAAAGGTCTGAGGTTATGTCCATCTCAGAACTGTAACCGGGCATCTCCTTTATTTTGTTTATTCGTGCGGTATAGCTTCTGGGCTTAATTCCGGCAGTAAAGGTTTTGAGTACCTTTAATTCGCACATTGCGTGAGCTATTCTTCCTTCTTCTGCATACTGTGATGTGGTTTCGGGAAACTGTTCTTCAAATCTCGGTGCGGCAGTACAATTAAGCCACCTTGATGACGCTGACGCAGAAAGCAGTGCGTGTTTTTCAGGTGTTGGCATTGTCATCCTCCTCGATTATTTCAACAAAATCTGCACCCTGTATTATCATCTGTGACGCAATCTGAGATATTGGCAATCTTGTAGTGCGCTGTAATTCTGCGAGAACAGCTTCCGCCGCAGGAGATATTCTGATCACGCGACCTTCTGCTGAACGGGGAATTCTAATCTGGATTTTATTACGCATATTGCTACCTCCTTATATATTTGCGCCGAGATTTCTGAGTTCTGCGGCTACCGCTCCATAAACGGCAGGCTGTAACTCCGTTAGCGCATTAACACCATAGCGACTGAGAATGCCCAGCAAATCATTCATCTTACCTGCATCTATTAACGCTGAGCCCGCCGCCGCAAGCATATCAAGTGTATAGGTAGGCGCGGCAGTGGGAATCGGTGTCAATGCGGCATTTGCGGACTGCTGAACCGGAGCGGTCACGGGCGCCGACACAGTAACTGGTACCTGTGCGGCTACCGGCACTACGGGCGCTGTTGCTGTCGGAACTGTCGGAGCAGAAACAAACTGCTGTGCAGGTGCGGATGTGGACGCCGGAGTCGTAGCAACTTTAGGAACGGATGCCGTAACCGCAGGGATGGTGTTGCCCATTCCGTTTGCCGATATTGCTCTGGCAAGGTTCTCGATTGCGTTAGCGAGGGCTGTTGCCTCGACTGTGATCTTAAATTCTGTCATTTTGAAATCCTCCTGTTTATTTAAGACGCTGTGCGCCTTTTTGTTTGATTAGTTGACAAATTATAGCTGTCGTGCTATACTTAATGTGAATTGAATATTTGTTTTGCTCCCTTACGGGAGCTCTTTTTTTTATTCTTCGTCTTCATCTGATACATGTATCACATCTCCACGCTCACACGCAGGGCAATAACGCTCACGTTCAAATGCCGGTGCGCCGTGGCACTCACCACGATATTCCATTCTGTACCCGGGCTCGTCACCCGTCCAGTCGCAACGCTCGCATTTATACATGTTTCTTCCCCCTCTTTCTTTGTATCTCCGCCACCTGCTGTGCCCTGCAGAAGTGTACCTTGTCGGCGAGCTTCTGACCGTCCTTGAGTGACCGCCACGCCCCATAGCTTAGCCCCGCTCTTGCTGCTTCGTTTGCGTCACGTGCGAGTAGGGCGTTAGGGTCGTTTGCTTTCATTTGCGTCCACCCCCGATCATATCCCTATACCATACCTTCATCAGCCATCCCAGCCCGTACCAGACCGCAACAGCAACTATTGCAACGGGCAACATCTCACCGCCGATAGCCTTGTAGCCACGCTCGGCATATGCCAGTGCCGACATTGGTATGTACATCATCACGGCGGCAGAGGCTGTTACCCACAAGCGCAGGAGCTGGGACAATATGTACGCGATTATCTTTCCTATCTTCATGCTATCACCTCGATATTCAGCTTATTCAGCCGTTCAATACCACGCTCAAGACGCTTGATGTCTATTCCCCAAGCGTCATAAGCAACCTCTGTGTTGACGTACTGTGCGTTATAGTGCACTGTGCCTCGTTCGTGCATTGCTTCAAGTGCAAGCTGCTTAAGCCTGCCGATCCTGCCGTTTCCCATATCGCCGAAAATAGCTCTGATGTCCTTATTGCCTATCTCGGTGTGCTCGTAATAAAGACGTATCGCCGCCGATATATCTGCTACCTGCGGTACTCTTACTCTGTGCTTTGTCATGTTTAATTCCTCCTTTGCTTTATTCATGGTTCATTAAGCCACATGACAAATTACTCTTCTTCACCGTACACGATTTCTACATTCCGTGCGGCGAAATTTATCATTTTTGTTGCTACCGCCTTAGCGGATAAGCCTGTCGTTTTGGCTATGTCCTGTACTGTCTTGTATGCGGATTCCGAAACCATTACACGATACTCTGTTCCGCTGTCGGCGATAAATCTCAGCTTGTCCAGCTTCCTCACCTCCTCCGGTTGTTGTTGTAGTTTCTTTTAGGAAACTGAATCGGCAAAAAAAATAGCGAATATCTTATCCTTAGATAAATCAAGGACTTCTGAAATCTTTGCTATTTCCGGCTGTTTAAACGATGTTTCGCCTTTCAAACGAGAATACAGCGTTTTTTTATCCAGCTTTATGCGTTCTGCAAGTTTGGGAACAGTTAATCCACACCTTGCGATTTCAGCATATAAATCATTAACATTCAC